CAAGAACGAAGGCTCTGCGATTGCTTATGACAACGCACAGGAAGCTTGGACGGCTCGCTACACCCATGAGACGATCGCTATGGGCTTTTCGATTACCGAAGAGGCAATCGAAGACAACCTGTATGATTCGCTCAGCTCACGTTATACCAAGGCACTCGCACGCGCCATGAGCTATACGAAGCAGGTGAAAGCAGCAGCAGTGTTGAACAACGGATGGGCATCTACCGTTACATACGGTGATGGACAGCCCCTGTTCTCCACGGCACATCCTCTTGTATCCGGCGGCACTAACAGCAACACGCCTGCTACCCAGGCTGACTTGAATGAGACTTCGTTGGAAAACGCAGTCATTCAAATCGCAGGGTGGACGGACGAACGTGGCCTGTTGATTGCGGCTCGCCCACGCAAGCTCATCGTTCCTCCGAACCTCCAGTTCGTGGCTACGCGTCTGTTAGAAACCGAACTCCGTGTCGGCACTAACAACAACGACATCAACGCCATCAAGAACAACGGTTCGATACCCGAGGGATACACCATCAACCACTTCTTGACTGACACCAACGGCTGGTTCCTTACCACCGATGTGCCCAATGGATTGAAGCACTTTGTGCGGACACCCATGCAGACAGGAATGGATGGGGACTTCGATACCGGTAACGTAAGATACAAAGCAAGGGAGCGATACTCGTTTGGAGTCTCGGATCCGCTCGGTATCTTCGGCAGCCAAGGCGCCTAATACCAATAAAATCAAGCACTTAGCTTGGTTTGGGAGCCACCTTCGGGTGGTTTTTTCTTTGCCTGTTGACATTGTTGGTTCCTTCCGGTACATTACGGGAATGGCTTTGTAACGGAGGAAATATGGATCAGGTTATTTATAAAATCATCAACGTGGTCAACAACAAGTTTTATGTAGGTAGCACGACGAATAAGAAAGTGCGCTTCAGGCAACACCGTAAGTTGCTTCGCGGTAACAGGCATCATTGCAAGCACCTACAAGCAGCGTGGAACAAATACGGCGAAGATAAATTTGAGTTTGTTGTTGTTGAAGTAGTTGCTCAAGATATAGAACTTTGGAGGGTCGAAGATAACTGGTTGCAACAACATGTAGGTAAAGAGTACTGCTATAACAGTGGATACGCGGCAGTCGCGCCTTGGCGTGGGGTAATTGGACCAGAGCATCCTAAATTTGGCGTTCCTGTCACGCCGATACAAAAGGAACAAATATCTAAAACCCTACGGGAGTTTTATGCTGCTGATTACTTTAACCACCCGCGCGTCGGGAAAAAACACACCGAAGAAACCAAGTTAAAGATTAAACAAAATAGGACACCCGCCGCCGGGGAAAACCACTACCGATACGGTAAAACGCTATCAGACGAGACAAAAGCAAAGATTGGTGCGGCACAGCGGGGCAAGCCAAAAGCAGAAGGTCGCAAGGTTTCAGAAGAAGGACTCTTAAAAATTCGTGAAAACATTGAATCAGGGCGCAGCCATATGCACTGGCTAGGACGTAAACATACCGAGGACGCAAAAGAAAAGATGAGCAAAACTGTATTTGTTATGCCTGATGGCATTTTATTCCCAAGCCTCACTGCGGTGCTAAGCCATTACGGAATGAAAATGCCAACCCTTCGTAGGGCTTTGGTATCCGGCAAACATCTAACAAAAGGGCGTTTAGCTGGGTATAGTTTTAAATACGGCGGGATTGATTCAAAGCCAACCGAAAACGATCTTGCATTAATCCGCGCAAAGCTCATTGACTCCCACCCCAATAACTGATACAACCACCTTACTAGGGTTCCTACCCTTACCGACTGACCTAGCAGACTTTGTAGAGACGGTATGGGGATGCGCTACAACGCGGAGTTATTATGGCAATTACAACCTTTGACGGTCCAGTCCGTTCGCTGGGCGGTTTCTATGCCCAAGGGCCAAACAGCATTATTGATATTCCTAATGCTACAAACACCATTACATTGACCACGGCAGGATATGCCGGCCGGTTAATCAAAACGAACGATGCAACGCTCGTTATTACACTTCCCACCATTATTGCTACGGCTTATGCCACAAGCTCTGGCCCTGGCGCTGATCCAAATAGCACCAACAACATTGGTACGGTGTACTCGTTTGTTGTTGAGACCACAGCATCTGCGCTTGTCTTCCAGACCGATGGCACTGACAAATTTGTAGGCGGTGTGTTTATTGGTATTGATGACGGCGGTGACGGTAAGACGTTTATCTCTGGCGCGTCCAATGATGTTTGTACCTTAAACGGTACGACCAAGGGCGGGATTGCAGGGTCGGTCATTACCTTTACTGCGATTGCATCTGCAAAATACCTTGTCCAAGGAAATCTGCTTGGATCTGGCGTCTTAGTCACACCATTCAGCGATAGCTAATAGGAGTGTCTGATGGATACAGACGTTCTAGGCAAGTCTCTTGCTGCGTCTGGTGATGTATCTGCTACACCGACCCGTGTTCGCGGGTTGGTTATTGAGCCAGGTTCGTCAGCAGGCAGTGTTGAGATCAAAGACGGTGGATCAGGTGGCACCAGTAAATTTGTCATCAATACAATTGCCAATGGTGAAACCTTTTCTGTGCTGGTTCCTGCTAACGGTGTTTGGTGTAAGACAAGTGCTTATGCCGCGCTGACCAACGCAAAAGCTACGGTGTTTTATGGCTAAGGCTAAGGGCATGGGCATTGCCACTTCAGTGAAGTCAGGCAATTTCCGCCCTACCAAGCAAGGTGCTGGCATGACGGAGAAAGGCGTTGCGGCTTATCGCAAGGCTAATCCCGGCAGCAAACTCAAGACGGCGGTGACCAGTGATAACCCTGGACCGAAAGATGCCGCCCGCAGGAAGTCTTTCTGTGCGCGATCAGCAGGCCAGATGAAGCAATTCCCTGAAGCAGCAAAAGATCCTAATAGCCGGATACGGCAGGCAAGACGTAGATGGAAGTGCTAAATGGAAACCGGTGCTCTTGTTTGGAATCTCATCACATCATTTTTAGTGGGGCTGGTGATGTTCATGTTGAAGAACTCTTCTGATGAACAGAAACGTATTCAGATCCTACTAAATAGAACTCGGGAGGAAATAGCCCGTGATCACATCACTCGTGCAGAAGTTAGGCAGGATCTTGAAAAAATTATGGAACGATTTGATTCAGGCTTTGAAAGGCTTGAAGCAAAAATTGATGCCCTTGCGAAAGGAAAGCAGTGATGAAAAAAATGCGTAAATATCAAGAAGGTGGCATGGCTGAAGAAGAATCAGAAAAATATGGCGTAACTCCTAGACAAAGCTACGGCACATCAGGCCGTTTTGATTTACCCGGTTCTTTAAAAGGACGTTCTGTTAATGTTTCATCTGACGGAACGTCTGCTGGGGTGAAGCCGCCATACCCGCAAAGCTCTTGTTTAATCAAACAAAATGAATCATTAGTAAAAAAAGCTGCAAAAGCTCTTATTCCCGGTGGCATAGGAGCAACTGCTGGTGTGGCTGCGGCGGCAGAAGCAAAGCGTAAAAAAGAACAGGGCTACAAAGGTGGTGGTTATGTAAAAGCTGCTGATGGTTGCGCTAAGCGCGGCAAGACCAAAGGTACTATGGTCGTCATGAAATAACTCCGCCACGTGGCGGAGTTTTCTGGAGTAGGCTATGAAACGCAAAGTCCGTAAGTATGTTGAAGGCGGCTATGGGGATGTAAGCTCAGAAGATTACGGGATGGGATCTCGTGAGGAAATGATTGAGCGCAACATCGAAGAAAATGAGCGGCGCCGCCAGATGGCGGAGTCTTCTCCGATTAGACAGTCAAACGTGCCGGCGTCTGTTTCAACGGAAATTAATGAGCTTGGCACGGCTGGGTTCTCAAGGACTCCGTTAAAAAGTGCGGCAAAGCCTCCCATAGTTACCAAAGAACAGATGGCTAAGGCCGGATACGATAATTTGCGTGACTACATGAACGCGCAAAAAGGTTTGACGCGCAGAGAAACGCACGCATCAAAACCGACGGCACAAAAACCTGCTACTCAGCCTGCTGGCCAGATGGGTCGC